CCCCCCTTTTCTCCTCTTTGCGGAACAAGTGGTTTGCTATCCAGCTCACAAAATGATGGTAAATGGCAATTTTGTGGGTTTTGAATGGGCTCATAGTGGGTGTACGATCCTCCTTAAGTACCTTTATCGAGTTCCTTATGACCCTTGTGACGAGGTTGTAAGCTTCGACATATCGGGAATGGATTTTAGGCACAGGGCCCGGATCACGTCCCAGTTTGTCTTATATTGCCATAGTTACTATGTGGTTGATGACACACCTAAGTGTCGCGCCCTACGTTGTCTCCTCAAGTATGTCTTGCGCTATAGCTGCTATCATTATGTCGCCTTCCCCGGTGTTTTCAGACTCGTTGTCGGATGTTTGTTTTCCGGGTCTTGGAATACTTCTCTTTTTAATACTTTCCTTTCTCTGTTGATGGGTTATTGTTACATTTACCATGTTTCGAAGCGCCTGAGTCGGCCTGACCTTCTTGATTCTATCGAGCGGGGGACCTTTGCCCACGTTGCGTACGGTGATGATAACATTGTCAGAATAGCATCTTGTGTAAGGAATGTCTTCTCCATTGACGACTACTTTTCCTATATAACTCTCAATTTCGATATGTTGGTGAAACCTACTTCTGTTGGCCGTTCCAACACGATGGTGTCCCGTGTTGATCTCAATCGGGGCTATTGTCTCGATAAGTTTGAAGAGCGTGTCACATTCCTTCATAGAGTGGTTATTAAGGTTAAGTATGTCGGGAAAGTGGTTTACCTTCCTTTTCGCCCATGTAGTGAGACATTCCAAAAACTTAAGTACTCCCCCAATGGCATCCGCACTATGGCAGAATACTATATGAAGGTGACTAATCTCCTCATTGATTCCATGGGGACGAATAGTTTTTCCTGGGTTGTTCTGCGTGACATTTTAGATTGCGTTGAGCCCGGCGAGGCGTTGGGCCACTTCCTTGACCCAGCCCGCCGGTTTTGGGAGGAGAAGAAGTGGCGTGTTGATCTGTCTAAGGAAGATGGTGCAGATGTGTTTGACATCGTACATAATCAGCATATGATGTTGCAGAAAATGCTGGAGCCACCTGTGCGGCCCGTGACCGATGGGCGCGTTGTCTCTAGGTTTCCGGATAATTGGGCCATCAGATTGCGGAGTGAGTGAAGTGCTATGATTAT